CTGTATAAGTAATTAACTCAGAACCAATCTGTACTGTACCTGATGATGGAAACGATGTTGAACTAGCCATAGTCAATGATGTGACTGATGCATTTATCCCTGATGACAATGTTGATGTAAATTGTCCTTGTTNTACACCACCCCATGATCCAAGACCCCAACCTGTTGTTGCAACCTCAACTGCTGGTCCAACAGGATANTAATGTTTAACACGAATACCACCAGATGTTGATGCACCTGATCCTGATTCGTTAGACGCCATAGTAACTGTTAATGTAGTAGTTGTAGGTATACTTGATACTTGAAATTTGTTGTCATCAAAATTAGCAGAATTAAAATTAGAGTTAGTAATACTTGTAAAATTATCTAATAAAATAATATCACCTTTATTCATATTGTGTGCTGATGAAAAAGTTATTGTAACAGTTGCTGATCCATTAGTTGTAGAAAAAGCTGATGTTAAAGTTGTAGTAGATTTAATTGGATGTATGTCATAAAAAATACCACCAGAGTATGCATACAATATTCTATTTGTACCTAACGCTGCATACTTAATACCACTAGCATTTACAAAATGGTGTATAGCTGTATTACGTCCAGTTAAATCAACAGAACCTAATTGTGCCCAACCACCTATTTTTTCAGGTGTACCATATCTAAATCTAACATTGTCACCTTCTATCCATTGGCCTTCACCTCCGGTGCCTGTAACTTGTTTGTTAAAACCTGGTTGAAAGTTTACTTTTTGTAACATAAAAAATTCTTTAATAATATTATTCTTTTAATTTTATAAGCAAATAAAAACTCATGCAAACCTTTTTTGTAAAAAATTAAAACTTATAGATATTCTTATATCATCTGATTGATTAGGTTCAACATAATGTTCTAGCCAAGAAGGAAACATAATACAACGCCCAGCTACAGCTTCATAATAAATCTCTCTCCATTGAGAAGGTTTTAATTTTTTGTTGTATTTTGGTAACGTCATTAATGATATAGCCCTTGGATCTTTAATACCTAAGTTTCCACAATTACTTGGAGTTTTAACATAATAAACACCTGACCATAGTGAATTCGAATGCATGTGAGTTTTATTAAAACCACCTTTAGGATTAATATTTGCCCACATGTTTCCAATAACTGGACTAGGTTCTAACCCTTCTTCTTCATAAATTTTATTTTGCATTTTAAATAATAGACTAGAAAGTTCTTTATACTCTGACATATTGTAAATATCATTTCTAGAGTGCCAACCATTAACATTAGATTTTTTAATACCCGGATCTCTTTTAGATAAAAATAATATATCTTTTTTTAAGTTTTCATTAAGTTCCGGTGAACCTATATCTTCTACATAAACCGATGTGGGGAAAAATAAATCTTTATACATTACTTAAATGAAGGTCCTCCAAACCAAACAACTAATGATTTTCTATTTCCTTTTTCAATAGGCGTTACACGATGTCTTATAAAAGAAGAAAAAAAAATTGCATGCCCTTGTTTTAATTTAATATTACTTTTTTCATTTATAAGTTGCAAATCGCCTCCTTCAAATTCAGATTCATGAGATAGTAAACAAGTCATTGAAATTTTTCTAACTGGAGGCTCTCTATCTCCTGACAATGCAGAATCCGTGTGCCAATTATAAAAACATCCTTTTGAGTATTCTGTGTATTGAGCTGTTTCATTTAAACAAATGCCATCATAACCAAAATGATTATTATTAACTGTGTAAATAAAATTTTTTAATCTTTCATACATAGGAGGTAATTTACTAAAAGGAATCCAAGAAACATTAGAAATTCTTATATCTGTATTTACTGTTCCATCTTCATTTATTAACTTAGCAGTTTCTTTTTTTTGTGAACGACCCATGTTAATAATATCTTGACATTGTTCAGGAGTAAAAACAGGATCTTCACTTTGAACTATTAAAGATTTCCATTTAGGTTCAAATTGCATATTTTTCAATAATATTTTTTGGTATTTGATTTATGTAATTGTTAGATTCTTTTTTAATTTCTTGTTTTATTTTGTGCATATTCTTTCCTACAACACTATCATCGTAAGAAATATTATTAACTTTAAATTGTTTTATATTTTTTAAATCATGTTCATACCAAGGTGTATTTAAAAACTTATATAAATTTATAAAAGTTTGTTTAGTATTTTGTACTAGATCATCATATTTAATATAATAACACATGTCTTTATAGTTGTATGAATTTTGAATAGCTAAATGTTGCCTGTAAATTGCTCCACCAGGTTCCATTAAATAATTTAATTTTTCTTCTAATGTCTTGCCTTTTTTATTTACAAAAGCAGTAGGCTCATTTGTAAACCATTTAATATAACTAGCTAACACGTCTTTTAAATCTCTTAATAAAACTATACATTTAAAATTTAATCCAAAACATTTTTTCATCATTTCTATATTACCTTCTGTTGTAACAGGGCCTCTATCAATAATAATTTGTTGTGTCCAATCGCTGTAATATAAATCAAATATAGAATGTAATACGTTATCGTAAGATTGATGGTCTGGAAAATTTTTAAATAATTCTTCTTGCTTTAAAAGATATAATTTTGCCATCATTTCTAACGTAATCGAGTTACCTGTGCATCCAATAATAGGATTTTGATTTAGTATTGATGTAAATAAAGTATTACCGGATCTTGGATATCCTATAATAAAAAATAATTTTTTATTTTTACTGTTCTTTTTCAAGAAATCTTGGTTTTTTAGATTCATTAGTTAGTAAACCTTTTTCTTTTTTTTGTCTTTCTAAAGTTTCAAATTGTCCCCTTGCGTTAAATACTTCAGCTTGAGAAGTTCCAGGAGTTAAACTACCAATTCTATTTTTATACACTTCATGATAACTGTCTAACTGATGTGTATTAACATTTTTTGTATCAAAAGTACCATCATTAAGTTCTTTTTTTAAAGTAGACCAAAGTTTTATTTCTCTCATTCTGTCTTTTGCAGTTAATTGCGTATTTGCAATAGAAAAAATTTTTTCATCTATGTCTATTTGTATTAATTCTTTTTCTAATGGATCTTTTTCTTTTTCTAAATCTTTTTTTAATTTTTGTAATTTTATTTCAGCACGCCTAGCATCAAAAGATAAAGACATTAAACTTTCTAAAAAAGAATTTTGTTCTCTAACGCACTGCCAATATTTTGAAGCTTTTGTAGGGTGTTTGTAATCATTCAACACAGAAAATCTCATTTCTGTTTCAGTTCTAAATTGTTGTTTTTTAGTCCATGTGTCTTTAAGTTCTAGTTTTAAATCTTTAAAAGATTCAACATCCTCAAGGTCAAGAATATTATTTAAGTTAGGAGTTTCTTTTTCAATTAAAGGCAGTATATTTCTTTTTTCTTTCATATGTATTATGTATATATTAAATTATAATTAAGTATAGGCAATAACGACTACTCCGCTATTTAATTTACCTTTTAATTGGTGTGTGGTAGTATTATACCACATCTGTCCATTTTCTGGATTCGAGGGATCCGAAGACACTATTGGTATTTTTGTTCCATGTATTTGTATATAAGTTGCCATAATTTATTAACTCGTTGATATTGTTTGTGTTCCAACAGCTGGTCCAGAGTAATTCTCAGTTGATGTTTGGTTACCGCCACCTTTAAATTCACCAAAAGCATTCATCGCAGATGATGCACTTCCAGAGCCGTTTGAAGGACTATCTCTTTTTACTGCTAAAAGAGCAGACTCACTCCAACTTGTTCCATTCCAATCTTCAGTGTTTCTAATTTCATTATCTGAATCACCATCATTAGAACCACCCCATATAACTCCAGCAGCATCACTTGTTCCAGCATGACCCATTCTATGTCTTCCAGTGTTTATAGCTGGTTCAGATGACCAAGCTGATCCATTATAACTAACAGATGTAGTTATTGCTGGGTAACCTCCAGTTACAAAACTAGAAGTTTGTGTTCCAAATCCTCCACCATAAGTTTTAGTAGCCGGCAAATCTGTTTGCTCAGCCCAAGAAGATCCGTTGTATTCATAAACTTCAGCCGTTCCATTTGCTCCAAAAGATAAAGCTGAACTTGATGAAACACCTGATCCACCCCCATCAAAATATCTAGCACTTCCAGGATAATTAGTTTCACCTGACCAAGAAGATCCGTTGTATTCCTCTGAATCTACTTTTCCCCCACTTTCGTATCCACACCATCCAAGAGCTGCTGTTTGAACACCGCATGAACCTAAAGCTGATCTTGCGGTTGATAAATTGTTTTCTTCACTCCAAGATGATCCATTATACTCTTCAGTATTATTAACCCTAGCTGGACCTGTATCTCCACCATAAGCTACAGCGGCATTAGTGGCTGCATAACTTGCACCTCCCAAAAAGAATCTGCCTGTATTTACAGTATCTCCCGATGACCATGATCCTGCAGCAAAAGCCCTTGCTTTAAAAGTGTTAGAAGATGAATTATACCACGCATCTCCTTCAGTTAAGTTAGAAGGATCAGAAGCTATGTACTGAATTTTTTTTCCAAATATATCGTTATACTTTGCCATAAATTTTATTCTTCTAAAGTTATTGAAGCTGGTCTATTTTGTACTAAAATATTTCCTTCAGTTTTTCTTGGATCATCATTTGAGATATTGTCCCAAGCTGTTTGAACTTTTGAAATTTCTGAATCAACAATTGTTTGTGCTTCAGATAAAGTTTTACTTGTTGCAGATACTTTTGTCATCCATTTAGTTGAAAACTTATAATCTGCAGGTATTTTCCATAAATTTCCTGGAAAACTTTCAGGTTTTAATCTTCTAGAATCTCCTTTTTCAATAAAACCTTTTCCAGTATTATTAGCTACACAATATTGATAGTTTGCCATGTATTTTTTACTCCGTATCTAGTGTTACTACTCCAGAATTAGTTACTAATTTAAAAGCATCAGCAGATGAATCATAAAAAATTTCACCCTCGATTGTTCCGGAAGTTCCCGCTATACTATCTACTTCTGCTCCATGTATTTCTCTATATTCAGCCATTATTTATTCTTCAACAACCAACCTTGAGTACTATCTGTAAATACTAAAGTGTTAGATGCCCCTTCTGTCGAAACTGTTAAATCTGCTGTTGCTCCATGTATCTTTTGAGAATTTCTTCCAATTGTTAAAGCATTAGAATCAAAAGTTCTAGCATAATCTATAAAAGAAACTTCATCACCAATTGATGGTGAAGATGGTAAAGTTAATGTAAATGCTGAACTAGTAGTGTTACAAAACAAACCTTGACCAGCCACCGCAGTTGTATTACCCGTAATAACCGCTTGCCAAGCAGTTCCACCACCAACATAAGTTTTAATTCTTGCAGCTGTAGTTTTTCTATTAGTTCCACCTGCTCCATTATCTATTATAAATAAGTCAGCATCTACAATAGCTTCTCCAATATCTGTTCCACCATCAATATCTAAATCTACTAATGCTAGACTTCCATCTGGAAATACAGGAGCTGCTTGAAAAGTAGCCACTCCACTAACATTTAAAGTACCATTTAAATCAACAGCAGTCGCTGTTAAATCTATTTCGTCTGTTGCACCTATAGATAATACTGTGCCACTAGTACCTTGTATAAATTGAGTTGCATCATTAAAACATAGTTTATTTGTGCTATTTAAAGTTAATCCTGTTCCATCTGTGTGAGTTAAAGATGTGTCTCCATCTGCACCAAATTTAAGCACAGCAGAATCACTAATAAGTGTTACATCATCTCCAAATACTGCATCTAAAACTACAGATAAACCACCATCAGTTTGTAATGATCCATCAGTTGTAGAAGTTGCATTTGTAGTAGCATCTGTTTTTATAATCCCACTTGCAGTTATAGCAGCAGTCGTAGTTGCACCCGCAACGTCAACAGCTCCAGAAAAATCTCCTGTTGCTGCATCTATTTCACCTGAAATAGTAAAGTTTCTAATACCTGTATAGTCTTTGTTTGAATCTAATATAACTGCTTTACTTGCTACAGCTGTTCCAACAGCTGTACTACCGATATCTAAAGCGTTAAGTTCACCAACAACTGCAGTAATACCATCAAGTGCATTTAATTCTGCAGCAGTTGAAGTTACTCCATCTAAAATATTTAATTCTGCTGCAGTAGATGTAACACCGTCTAAAATATTTAACTCTGCACCAGTAGAAGTAATAGCCGTACCAGCATAATTTAAATTACCTGCACCAATTACAATTTCTCCAGTTCCTTTAGGTGTAAGAGCAATACCT